TTCACATCCTTATGAAGTTAAAACGAGGTCCAAACACCAGCCTTAAAATACTGCGCTGTCCCTAGTGTTGTATTATATATCATTTGTCCATTTTGAGGACTCATTAAATTATCTCTTCTTGCTGTTGTTAATTGCGGGAGCAATATGCCACCAGAAGTTAAATAGCCAATCAAATTCATATAAAATGTGGCTATAAAATCAGTCCACACATCACTCATTTGCAAAGTGCTTTTCTTAATTAAAGCGTCATAAACTGGAAACTCATCGAAGTCGACTGCCATAATTACCTCTATTATTCCGGTAATATTTCCATTGCCCATGATGCCCCGAGTACAACGAAGGGCACTGCATCAAAAAATTCAAATTTAGCAACGAAAGCCTGTCCTCTAGGGATAACCCCAAGCTTTCGCCACAAGGTCCTAAAAGTACGTTGACCCACATTTCCCATAGGCGCTGAGACTTTATAGCCATACGTTTGACCGCCATCTTTTGAGATAGACAAGAACACAAATAAATCTTGTGGGTTATGAACCGTTAAACCTTGTTCTAAAAGAATATCCAAACCACTTTCGGTTTCAAGAATTAGACTCGTTTCTGTTAATAAATCTAAATCCTGAACTGTAGTAAATAAGTCAGCGATATTTCCCTGGAGCAAATCAACCTGCAATCTATCAATACGCAACCTTTGATAACCAGGCGGCACAATGGCGCGAGTAATTCTCATGCGACGAATAACTTCTCCAGCATTGGTATAAGTTCCGCTATCCAAGATATAAAGAATTGGGCTTAAATAATTTCCAACGTAATTAATACCATTGAAATAAGAATGGGTTTGTGCTGGGTGTCTATCGCCATTAAGAACTTCTTCTTCATGCCAAAGTTTTGTTTGTTCTTGTGACGGGTCACTCAATGTTACATTGTAAACATATGTATGATTGGCTAACGTGAAATTCATACGATAAAAAATCAAACCATTTTCTTTAATCAAAAACGAACGACAATCAGCAATTTGTTGTTGAGAAGCGTATTGCGCCAAGATAAAGTCAAGCGCCCTATTACTAATAGGCACAGCTTGTGTACCCTTGACTTCCATCACAGAACCCAAACCATCACGGTCTTGAGATAAGAAAATCATAATGTCAAAGCCAACAGATATACTTCCGATTGCTGGAGTTCCATATTCCATCAAGAGCGAATTATTGCGTCTAAATGGTAAATTCGTTCCAATACCGGCGTTTTCCCACACTTCTGTGTAGAACTGCGAGAAAAGGAAAAGTCGTCTGTGTAACGTTCGACAAGCAACAATTGTACCTGGATGAGAAGTAATAGAGCCCTGTTGCAGTTGACCAGCACTCAATATCGTATTTGTGCCTGTTCCATTTGTGGTAAGTGTAATTGCTATGCCCGCAATAGCATTGGCATAAGAAGTCGCTACACGAATATGAGTGGCATCAATTCTAATAGCGTAGTAAGTAGTAGACGGTTGTAATGGCACAGGTAAAGCACCACCACTATTAGACACGGTAAATGTCACGCCAGTTTGATAATTAGCAGTGTTAGCAATAATAAGCCAATTGTTTGGTCCCGTATCATCCGCAGTAAATGTTTGTGAATCAGGTCCCCATACTAAGCCTTGATTGAAACTAGATAATTGAAAAGTATTAGTGTTGCCATTAGCAACAACAAAAAATCCATCCAAATAACAAACATCAATCGGCAATGCTGGGAAAGACGTATCTGTTATTTGCGTGAAAGTAGATGCCATCGTGTCCCAAATGTAGCCTTGTGCGCCATCCACAAAGATAACCTGGAATGTATTAGCATCAACTCCCACATAACCTACGTTCGTAGTTAAACCTGCAAATAATAATGAAACACTTCCCGCTGTGGTGCGTCGATAAATAGAATTCCCAATAACGCTATATTCTACGTTTTGGAAAACAAATTGCGCCCTGAAACCACCAGTGGCTCCAGTAAATGAAGTGCCAGTGTTTATTAATCCAGAAGTGTTAATTAATGATTTTGGTTTCTTACCAAGCGGGTCAATATATTCAAAAACATTAACCGAGCGCTCAGCATCAATGCTACTTATGCGCTGATTATTAAAGCTACCAACAATGTCAAAATCCACTGTATCTGTCATTAGTAACTCAATATGTTAGGCCAGTAGAATGGCTCTGGCGCAGTCATTGTTACGGATGGACGAATAGTCAAATCAGTTTCATTTGAATTTTTGAATGTATTGTAATAATCCTGATATTCGTCTTCATTTTGTTGCGGCCAATTACCTGAAGGGTAATAAGCTAGAAATTTTCTACCCAATGCATATTTTAAAAATCCATAATAGTTGGGTGGTAACTCTCCCAAGGTGTCTTGTGGACCTAGAGAATTAATCATTGATTTAACTTGCAAGCTAAATGGATATGGTTGGTCAGGAACTGGATATACAGTCACAAAACTTTCATAGGCTTGCTTATTCAAGAAGATAAATCCTGGACGTGCTAATAGGTTTGTTTGTCGCACTACATTCCAGTAAGTCGCTTTATTAATAATCCTTAATGGATAAACAAGTGCAGTCTGAGTTGTATTGAGATTGCCTTGAAAAGTAGTAATGACGTTTACTGGCACACCGTCAGTCAAGATTTGAATCGGAATGCCTAGCAAAGCATTCTGTTCCGTTAGTGCTAACATTAAAGTCGTAGCATTAACAAAAATGGTGTAATAAGTTACGCCAGCAACAAAAGGCGACGGAATAGTACCAAAGGTACTTAACACAACAGGTGTCCCAGTTGGGAATGCCGCTGTATTTCCTAGCGTTAAATAATTCGTTGTGTTATCAGCAGTAAAATTAAACGAGATAGGATTTGAATTTTGGTCTATTCCAGTTCCAGGAACTGTATAGTTGGCAAATGACAAATCAACTACTCTATCAGCAGTAATGTCAGTTCCAATAATCATATCAGAAATGGAATAAGTATCTTTTCCAACAATAAACGTATGGTCTAAAGTCGTAAGATAAGGGATATAAATGCTATCAGCAGCAAATTTATCTAATAGCTCGTTAATCAAATCCAAGCCTGTTTTAAGCATGAAAGCATCGGGAGTTTCACCAACTCCGAGTTCACCTATTAGATATAATGAATTGACGATAACATCATTTGTCGTCCTGACAATTTGCGCCATAGCATCCATGCCTCATGTCGAAATTATAGAAAAAAATCGACACGTTTTGAGGACGTGTCGATTCAATCGACATTACTTAACAGGGAATGCTACTGGGTCCAAACCCTTGGTAATATCTTTCGCAAGTTCTTGAGCATGTTCACCGTTGTTGCTCATGTAAGAGCAGAAGTCCAACATATCAGGTTTCATGTTAGGGATTCTTCCCGCATGACGGTCCTGTTCCATTTGAACTTTCTTTACAAAGGCGTTAGTAGCACTATGCTCAGCTTCATAACGATTTTGGCGAGTCTTCGCCATTGACGCTTCTTTTCCTGGGCTGTTGTCGTATCGGCTTTTCATGATTAATTACCTCTTCTTTAATGTCTTGTTTACAACTTGGATGAGCAAACCATTCACCCGTTGCCAATAGCTTGTCACGCTCGGCAAAACTCACTACCCGAAAGGGTTGTTTTTTGTGATATATACAAGCTAATGGCACGGTAGTTCTCCTTATGACAATAATTTCGATGCATATTGTGGGTGCCACTTAAATCCGCACAGAATGTCTATACGCATTAAGTTTTGGTAACCCAAAATGTCACCTGTTTGTGTTACAGCCAACGACAACCCAGTTTCAGGGTCAATAGCGACACTGGAATAAGGAACTTGTAGTTTGTATAAAGGTGGGCAAACGATATCGAGACCGCGAGCAGGATATGCTACGTTCACGTTATAGTTACCAACCATTGATACAGCAGCACCTGTTGGAACAGCGTTGCTAACATTCTGTAATGGGCTGGAAGTATCACTGATAATCGTTGGATTAACAGAGACAGTTAAGTTTCCAGAACCGTCAGAACTTGCAGGAGCAGTCACAACAAACTGCATGTCTTGACCTGTGGATTGACGTGAAAGCGGATTAACGCTTGATACGCCAGCAATAGAGAATACGTCACCAGGTAAGAAGTAGTTTGTAATATTGATTGTCGCGCCATTCATCACAATGGTGTTACCTGAAGATACAGCACCGCTTACCAGTAAAGTATCACCAGAATGCAAGCTTGGACCTGCACCCGCAATGTGACGAACAATGTTTTGAGATTGGAAAATATCGAAATAGGATAAGTGACCAATCGCAGACTGTCTCACGATGTCTTCGTTAAACACTGGAGTAAAGTTATTTAACAGGGCTGATTTTAACGATGAGCCATCACGGACAGTCATTGCTAAGTAAGCATCAGAGGAAATATTAACACCTTGCTCTAACAACTTGGCGCCTGCTAAGTCGACAGTAGAGAAAGAGTTAATTGGTGTTCCCGCTGTGCCTGTGTAGAAGTAAAGTTGCAATTCAGCAGCCGCACAAATATCACGTTCCATTTGGGTAATGATATTTTGAATAGCTGGTTGAATGAACATACGGGAGAAATCTTCAATTCTTAAAGATAAATCCTGTACTGTGTAAGCGATAAGAGCGTGATATTGATGCGCAACTGTAATCGTTTCAACAGTTTCGATAATATCTTGTGGTACAGCAGTAGAGCCGTCACCAACAACGAAATTATTCTGTCTGCGAACTTGTAAGGTATCACCAATCTTATAGCCAGAATTTTGGAAATCGTCTTGATAAATACGAGAGCCAGTCATGACGAAAGGCGCATTGTTAGCGAACATCGCCAATGCAGTATTTGAAACAAGTTGGGTATTAATAAATTGATTAGGCATTTTCCAGTCTCCATCCATGTTATAGACATGACGTGCTGGAAAGCTGTGTAAACTGAGGTTTACACAAACCTATTAGTGACAACCAAATTCAATTTCAGTTGACACCAACTACTAATAACCTACTAATTCATCCTAAATTAGTAGTTACTACTTCCAACCCGCCTTCATTCGTTTTCGTAATTCGCTTACAGGCGTTTTGTCTGTAACCGAATAATTCGAGTTGTTAACTGGGTTGTTTTTGATTTGCCCTAATGGACGTGGTGACGTTGCTTTATTTTCACCGCCACGAATCAAAGCATGACTCAGTTTCGACATCTCGGACGCTTGATCTATTGGGTGGAGTTTTGCAATACGTTCTAGCTCTTCTGGATTCTTCGATAGACTATAAAGCACCTCACCGGCACTTCCAGAGCCACTTCTAGGCAATGTCATCGCATAATCACGCATTGCGGGGGAGAACTGAGTATCTTCGCCAAACACCTTATCGTGAAAGTCGTCGTACTTGTCACCCATGCTGTCCAAATGCTTGTACATTTCATTGTACTGCTTCTGAACGTGAGCATGACTTTGTGCTTCTTTCGCTTTACGCTCTTCCATATCCCTATGTTGAAGCGCATAGCTGACCGCCTTGTGAATTTGCTCATCTACACCTAAAGGTTGACCCTCATCGGCATAGGGATTCATCGCCTGACTTTGTGATTGAGGTAGTCTTGATTGCATATCCGCCATCCTAGCGTGCATCTCACGCATTTCCCTATCGTGAGCCCTCTTTTGTTGTTTCAGACGTTTCTGAACATAAAGAGGATCTTGACCGTTCTCGCCTGGGCTTGCAGAACCCGCAGATTCATGAGATTGGTTAACCTCGTCACCCGCTTCTTCCGGCATTCCCACACTTTGCATCACATCGCCAGCAAGTCCATCCTGGTCTTGATTCGACATTTCCTGAGCTTCCATATTACTCTCCACTTGGCATCTTTGCCCCGATAATAGGCCTATCGTCGCCCCGTTCATCCTGAACGTATGAGAACATTATAGAAGCTCTGTATTAAAAAACATCTACACAGGTAGACATTCTTAACTAGCTTTTGACTCTTTTTGTAACTTATGCGTGTCTGCCAATATTTTCGCTATCTTAGCCGAGAAATCTAAATCAGCTTTTTGCATATCAATGTGATTGCGTGAGTTTTCAGTATGAATCTTGTTTTTCATCTCATGCGCTTTCATTGCTAATTCGACTTTTTCAAGCTCATGCTTTTCTTGTCGTATTTTCAACTCAGCAGCACGGTCTTGTACTTGTTGCATTTCAATTTGCATCTTTTGTTCTTCAAGTTTCATTTGCTGTTGTTTCATCATCATTTCTTGTTGCATCATTTGTTCTTGTGGATTTGGTTGTGGTGGTGGCGCTGGTTTACCTTCTTCCTTCGCTAAGATTTGCGGAGGAACCAAAGTTTTAAAGCGCTCAGCAATTTGTGGCATAAATTGAACGTCTAAGTTTTTAGCCCACAAATCAGCAATCAATGGGAATGCTTGCGGATATGCTTGTAGTGTTTCTTGCATAAATTCTAATGCAATATCCTTCTGAACAGCAAAGCTTGGTCCTGTATCAATCTCAACATCGTAATCACCATCATCAAGTTTATTCTGAACTCGTCCATCAGAATCAGACTTGTTTAATGTCATTGGTTGAGTCTTACCATCCGGTTTAGAGATAATCATATGACGCTCATCTTCACCAATGATGTAAGGCAATAAGTCATTAACAATACGACCGCCTTGTTCAATTGCTTGGTTAAGATTATCGAAGAATATATATGCAGACATCGAGCCTTCTAACTTTCGTTCACGGCGTGCTTTTCCTGAAATATCTTTTCCTTGTAATGCTTCATTCTCAGAGAAACCAAGGATTTCACGGATATCTTGACCAGTTGCAGAAGCCGTAGTGAATAGCCCTTGCGAGACTTCCCAGGCAGGCATTTTTTGCGGCATCATCCCCGTTTTTGGGTCTGGTTTCGCGCGTAATATGCCCATTTGTAGCTCTGGGTTTCTCCAATCTTGCTCATATCCAATGATGTTGTCAGGCGTTCCCAACCATTGTTCACGGCGACGGTTTTTAAGTTCCGCAGCAGTCTCAGAACGTGAATAATTATGAAGTTTTTGAGCATCTCTAGCCTCATGGATAAATGATTTAGTGTACTGTCTTCCTTCAATGTAATAACTATCCCCATCAACAAAAGGAATTGGTAGTTGTCTTGATGGCCAAACAGAGAAATCAATAATCCTATCTCTCAACATGCGATAGTGCATGATTCGATAATCTTGCGTTTGTCTCTCATCAACAATTTTGGGAATGCCTTTCTCAATGATTCGTGAAACAAGTGAGCCTTCCACGATTTTCTTCTGCATTTGAATTGTTTCTTGCGCCTCTTTCCATTGATGTTGGTCAACGACCATACCATTTGAAAGCTTGTAAATAATTAGCGGGTACCATTCTTTAACAAACTCATCGCACATAACAATGGTGTCACGTGTTTGCCACTGAAAGTCTAGCAACATGTAAGGATCAACATAGGAAACAGGATTGTTAACATATGGATAGGTTGCGAAGAACTCATCACGTGTAAGGATAAATCTGCGAGAACAGAAGTTTCCATCACCTTTGTGTGGCTTTGTAGCAGTTGGATCCCAAGAACACATTGTTGCGTCAGGAATAATGTCGTATCTTATTACTTTGTTAAAGCTTCTGGGGTTTTCATAATCAATCAGAATTTGAAAAGCACCGAAACCCATCATAAGGGCGGATTTGAATGCTGTTTGATATACTAGATCATTTTGAGATTGATAAGAAATCGTTCGTACTAAATCTGCCCGCAAGCTTATTTGTTCTTGCGTCGCTTTACCCGTCAACGAACGTACTATTAAATCAGGTTTGTTTTTACGTTGCTCGCCTGCAATTTTTTTTGTAGCATCATAAAGCTTGTTAAATGTCATTGCAGGCTTAAATAAACGTGTGAACTCTGAGCGCTCTACAGCAGTCCATTGGTCTCTCAAAACGAAGTTCATATCATCCTTACCACGGACAATGTTTTCGTTAAAATAAGAGTTCCAAGTATTTAAATTGCCATTCGCTCGGTCTAAGACGGTGAGTTCATCTATGCCAGCATTATTGAGTCTTTCAACGCGACGAGCTTCCATGTCATTCAGTTCGTCGGGAGTTAATTCTTTAGTATTAACGTCACCTAATTCGCGTTCCATGTTTTACCATCCTTGGTTTAAACATTTAACATATGAGTTTTTAGCAATTAACAAGTCAATCCTTAACTCAT